AAGCGAAGGGTAGCATTGGTACAGCGGCTACTGCGTGGACGAATGGTTTGTCTGACTGGATCGTGTTCTTTGGAGAGGATACTGTTGCTGAAGCGGTTGCAGTCCCAGAGGAAATGCGGGGTAAAATTCCGGGTGACTTCGGGCGTGATCGTGGCATCGCTTGGTACTATCTAGGCGGCTTCGGTATCGTACACACACAAGCAGCCCAGTCACGTATTGTGATTTGGGACAGCGCGGCATAGGAGATATATTATGAGTTATTCAAATCCTGTAACGACGCGCATTCAATCAGGTGCCGTTCAAGACTTAGGTGGTACACCTACCGGTTTCTCCTTTAAGGGGCCAACTGGTATGAAGGGTACTATTATTGATGTCGGTATCGAAGTGACGGAGACTTTTGCTTGTGATCAAACTGAAGCCTACTTTCAGGTGGGAAGCAGTTCTGACGCAGATGCTTACTGCAAACTCAACATTACGGATGGTACTGCAATAACTAATACATTCAATATTCAAGATGATACGGATGCTATTATTGCAGAGGCTATTCCTGCCGACACTCAGATCGAATGTCTTCCAGTTGCTGGAACAGACAGTTCTAGTGTGACCGGGCAGGGATTTACGTATGTTGTTGTTGAGTGGTATTAAGGAGGCTATTATGGCTAGTGCAAATCATACCGCTAAAGGTAAAATCCCGGCTAACGGTTTGTCTTCGTTAGAGGACGTAAGTAAGGAGACCTTAGCGTCTCTTGCTTTGGCTTCTCACGGACCAAATCAATTGCCAATGGGTGTAGTTCATAAGTCTATTTCCACTGATCGTGGTAAGTTTACTTTTGACTAACCAATAAGAACGGGGGGGCTACGGCTCCCCCATTTCTTTGGAGGAATTATGGCAGGAAAAATTAACGAAGTCTCGGCCTATGTTTTTGGCAGAGTAAAACCTGTGTCTCCAAAAGAGGCATATGGTCATTCTGGCCCTGCTGGCCGTGGCTATTATACTATGGACGATATGTCCGACGAGAGGACCGAGGAGTTTATGAGAGCGCAGAAGTCTTCAAACAACATGGCAAATGTTGAGGGAGAAATGATTGGCTCTTGGAACCTTGACTTTTAATTGAAGATAATAGACCTACCGTCCAAGGAATGGGACGAACTCACCCTGAAGGATTTTGGGGGTAAGAGGGCAGAGAAATCTGTCTGTGTTGTAAGATACGGCGGTATGGGAGATATGATTCAAGTCTCCTCTCTGTTTCCTTTATTTAAGAAAGAAGGATATCGTGTCTGCGTTAATGTAAGTGAGCAGGGAAAGGACATTTTGGAAACTGATCCTAATGTGGATGAGTTGCTTGTTCAGAAAACAGATCAGATTCCCAATGACAGACTTACATTGTATTGGAAAAAATTAGAGCAATGCTTTGATAAGTTTGTGCAACTTTCCGAGTCAATTGAGAAAGGTCTTTTGTTGTCTCCCGAAAGACTAGAAACTATTCGGGGGGAAAAGGTTGTGGTGAAAGGCTCTCCAGATTACAGTCTTTCAAAGGAAGAGATTCACGAAAAATACAATGTAAATTACATGGAAAGGACTCATGATATAGCGGGTCTTCCTTATAAGTTTCTTCCTAAGTTTTATCCTACGGAGGCAGAAAAGAAGTATGCCAGAAGAAAGCGCAAAAGGATTAAATCAAAGAATGTAATCCTCTGGGCTTTGTCTGGATCATCTGTCCACAAGGTATATCCTTGGACGGATGCTGTTATATCCAGACTTTTAATGGATAAAAAAGATGCATCTATTGTAACGGTCGGGGATGGTCTTTGCGAATTATTGGAAGTCGGATGGGAAAAAGAAAAAAGAGTAATTACAAGATCTGGTAAGTGGTCTGTTAGAGAAACTCTTGCTTTCTTAGATGTGTGTGATGTCGTTGTTGGGCCAGAAACTGGGGTGCTAAATGCTGCATCAACTCTACCGTGCCATAAGACAGTCATGCTTTCTCATTCTTCGCATGAGAACCTATCAAAACACTGGAAAAATACTACGGCTTTAGGCCCGGATGATTATCCTGATTACTGTTTTCCATGCCATAAAATGCATTATGGATTTAGTACATGTAATAGAGATAAAGAGACTGGAGGCGCAATGTGCGCCGCAAAAATAAAACCACAAAATGTAGTAGAGGATATATTGAGAAATCTTAAATGAGCACATATTTAGTTTTATGTCAAGACATGGCTAGGGATGTAGGTATCCCCGGAACAGGGCCATCTGCTGTTGATGCTACTACTCTTTCGGAAGAAGAGAATTCTGTTGTTCGTTATATAGCGCAAGCAGATCAAGATATACAGAGCAGGTGGTTTGATTGGGATTTTCTCTGGTCAGAAGCATCGTTGTCTGCAAGTAGCGGCACATCTACTTTGTCTTCTCCCAGTGATTTAAGTAACTGGAAATTAGATTCTTTAGTCTGGGATAAAGCAAGTGAAGATTATCAGGTTCTAGAATATGTGCAGTGGAACGAATATAGAGATTCATTTAAATATGGAACAATTGATTCTGACATACCAGAGGTTTTTTCTGTTAAACCAGATAATGTATTAGACCTGTACCCGACACCGAATTCTGCTACAACAGTATCTGCGGAATATTGGTCTACGCCTACGGTTTTGTCTTCAGATGGAGATATATCCGCTATTCCTCCTAGATTTCATAAGATAATAATAGCCAGAGCCAAGATGTATTACGCGGAGAATGAAGATGCTCCTGAAATTATGGCTGGTTCTTTGGCCGAATTTGAGGATTTACTAGATAAATTGGAGGCAGATCAATTGCCCAGACAGAAGAATAGAAGATTTTCTTCCGCTCAAGATGCATTTAATTTTGTAGTGAGACCCGAATGAGTAAGTTAAGAAAAAGAGATATACAGCCTAGTAGGTTGCAATCTACCTATTTTCCATTCGAAGGCGGCGTTAATATGGTTGATCCCTCTTTGGCATTAAAGCCGGGAGAATTGGTAGCCGCTGATAATTTTGAGATTGATATTCGTGGGCGCTATAGAAGAATAGATGGTTATGAAAGATTTGATGGGCAAACATTACCTTCTGAAATAACTGTATATAGGATTCCTTTTACTATTGGCACTGCTAGGGATTCTGTATTTACGAGCGCTTTTAGTTCTGCATTTGATATGCAGATTCCATCTATAGGGGATTTACTTAAAGGTGAAACTAGTGGTGGTATAGGTTCTGTATTAAGAGTTGATGTAGAAGATATAACCGGGGATGATGCAGCCGGTACTTTTTCTACTTCAGACGCGGAAGGGTATGTGTATTTTGGGGCTAGAACTGGAACCCTTCAAGATGGGGAAACACTATTTTTTTTAAACAAGAATAGCGCTTTTGGAAGCGCATTTAATGTGGAGTATGGATAATGGGAAACGCAACACCAACAGCATTAAGAAAAACTAGGGCAATTTTGACTGGCACCAGTTTTGCTGATAACACGACAGGCGCTATCACTGCCCAAATGGTCAGACAGTTTACAGAGTCTGGAATGGGTGGTTTTGCGACAATATATTCACCATCTGGAACACCGGCAAGTCAGGCGGTAGCATCAGGAGCAACAGCAACAATAGATTGGAATGCTGATTCTGTGGGTGCTGACGGACCAGACGACACTGGCAGTGTATCTTCAACGACTGTGGGAGCAGATGCCGATTTCGCTAACGATAGAATCAGGATATATGATAAAGGATTCTTTATGATAAATCTTGGTATAAGTTTTGCTCAGACTGGAACTGATACCGTGATATGGACATTCAGAATTGCCCATAATATAGATGGCGCTGGTGTAACTTATCCCGGTTATGATGCAGCAGTTCAAAAGGTGGCTGCAACTTTAGATAATATGGTATCGGCTTCTGGAATAATTGATACTACTGGACATACTACTTATACGGATGTTATTGCTCAAGTCAAGAACGGGCATGGAAGTAATTCTGAGAATTTCCAAATGCATTATGGTCAGTTATCGGTCTTTAGGATCGGCTAATGGGGCTTCTTGCTACCGCTCTTTCCTATGGTCCTCCTGTATTAAGGGATAAATATAGTGGTTCCACTATTGTTCCTGAAGCAATAATAGCAATAGAAGACCAGAGAAGCATCATTGACGTTGTTCCCGGAGAGGGGGACGTTCGTGGTGTGTGGGTCTTTAGTGGTGACGTATATGCATTTCGCAATAAGTCTGGTGGGGCAACTGCGGGTATGTATAAGTCTACTTCTACTGGATGGACGGAGATAGATTTAGGAACGGCATTAAAATTCGATGGAACTACGACTGATGGAGAACCAGTTCCCGGTGATAGTGGTACAGCCACTACTATAGTTGGTGCAACTAGCGGTGCTCAGGGAGATTTGGCTGGAATTTCTTATCATGGAAATTGGGAGACTGGCGCCGCAGGAGCGATGGTCCTTACTAACATTACTGGAACCTTCGCTGATAATGAAAATCTTACTATGTCTTTGTTGGCATATGATTCTGGTTCTATAGAAATATCAGAAGGGGCCAATATAGCAGGTGCTACTTCAGGAGTGACCGCAACAGTTACCAGTGTAACTATATCAACTGGGACTATTGCTGCGGGTGATGCGGCTGGTTATATATCTGTAAAGAATAATAGCGGAACATGGACAGATGATGAGGTTATAAATATTAATGGTGTTGACCATGCAACTGTTAACGGGAGTAGTCAACCCAGTAGTGTAGTAGTTGCAGTTGCTGATGGGACTCAATACGAACAAACACTGCAACCCGGTGGCACTTACGAGTTTACTAATTATAATTTCCGAGGAGAGAGCACTGGTATAAGTATGTACGGTGTTAATACCGTAGATAATGGATTCTCATATGATGGTACTACATTTATAAAAATGTATACTGGGATGGATACTGATACTCCAGAACATATTGCCGCTCATCAGAAACACCTATTCTTCTCCTACCCAAATGGTTCTATTCAGCACTCAAGTATTGTTGCTCCAAATAAGTGGAGTGTAATAAGCGGGGCTGCTGAACTTGGTATTGGCGATAATGTGAGCGGGTTCTCTACAGAAGTTAATAATGTGATGTCAATCTTTACTAGAAATAATGCATTCATGTTATATGGAACTTCTTCTGCCGATTGGGAATTGAGACAATTTCATCAAGGCACAGGAGCAATTCCATATACCTTGCAGAAGATGGATCAAACATTTTTTCTGGACGATAGGGGTATAACTTCAATTTTTACTGTGCAGTATTTTGGCGATTTTCAATCAGCAGTTGCCTCAGATAAGATTGACCCATATATTCAATCAAAGAAAAATAGTGCTGTGGCTTCTGTGAGGGTGCGCGGAAAGAATCAGTATAGATTGTACTTTGATGATAAGACTGGGGTAGAGATGACCTTCATTAACAAAAAGAATCAGGGTTTAATGCCATTTACTATGGATCATCAAATTGTTTGTGCAATATCACAAGAAGATGCTAATGGATTTGAAGTTTTATACGCCGGGTTTGATGATGGTTATGTTAGGCGATTAGACTCTGGGACTAATTTTGACGGGTCTGAAGTGTCCTCTTTTGTAAGAAGCACTTATTATCATTATGATTCTCCGGGATCTAGAAAGCGATTTAGAGAACTTGGATTAGAAATAAATGCGGATACTTCTACTACAATAACTGTTACCCCCACTTATGATTTTGGGGGGACTTTCACCCCAAAGACTTCTCCAGTATCTGATTCTTATAGTGTTTCTGTAGACGCGGATGCATGGAGTGAGTCTGATATAAGTAACAGTAGTACGGGTATTACAGTAGTTGCATCAGAACGAGTAAAGATAAATGGAGTAGGAATGAACATGGGGTTAATTATTGAAAACGCTTCTACTTATGATAAGCCCATCACACTGCAGGGCGCAATTGTAGAATACACACCGAGGGGTGTCAGGAGATAGTTATGGCTGGACGAAGACCACCAAGTGATTTGGGTAGCGACTGGGTAACAGTTCCAAGACAATTTAGAGGAATTAAACCTACCAGCAGACCCACAGAATTAGTCTATGCAACCCCACAGGAAATTGGCTTGCTAAGACAGGCGGATATCCATAGAAGTGGATTGGCACATAAGAAACAGGCAGGGCCACAAAATGTCCTCAGTTTGGATGACAGTGGGGGGATGTACTTGGACCCCAAAGAGTATAAACCCGGCGGGGGCAGAGCCGGGACTGGTTCACAATATACACCAGCGACAGCATCGAAAGGAACCAGATCAGAAAGGGGATGGAAGCCAGCAAAAGTTACTCAAACACAAATAGACACTCAGAAGGGTATATATGGTCGGCATATAGAAAAGGGCGAAACAATTCCCGGTACTACCAAGAAATCAGAAGGGTCGCAAATAGTTCCATGGAAAACTACGAAGAAGACTACCACTCCAGCTATAACTTCTTCTTCTACTGAAGACCCAACTGAAGATCCTACTGAAGACCCAACTGAAGATCCTACTGAAGATCCCACGGAAGATCCCACAGAAGATCCCACGGAAGATCCCACAGAAGATCCTACGGAAGAGCCTACGGAAGATCCTGACTCCGGAACTTCAAACGATCCAGATTCTGTATGGTCACCTGATGCTCCTGCCGAGATGAACTTGGCAGAACTTACAGAT